CCGCAAAACATGCTTCAATGGTATGATAGCACGAGTCATATTCAAAAAGAAGACCATATCATTCCCGTAAAAGGACCGAGTCTTCTCAGCTGCCTTGTTCCATGGCAATAACTCGTTAGCTTTCGAACAACGCTTGAAAGGATCATAAGTTCCCTCGCCACGTCTCCATTGAGCCTCTTGAGTCTCGAGGTCTTCCATCATATAAGGTAGGAGAACACGCTCATAATGAGGGTCTCCATCCACAGTCATGTCATAATGCGTTGTTTTCTTTCCGCCATAAATCCAACCGGCGGACGATGCGTTGTTGATACCACGCACAATTCCCGACTCATCACCTTTCAACGCTTGATCCACAGAACGAACTGAGAAGAAATTCGTGTCATCTTCTCGTAACTCTGAAATAATACTGTTAAAGTCCGTTTCTCCAAATCCATCCAAATAGTCCTTCGCCGCCCGATCTAACAGATCAAGGGGTACATTGAACTTCGGATCATTCAATTTAATAAGTGTTGAGTTTATTTGTTCCGTACCATTCACCTTGACTGGTGGCCGGCTCTGCCTCGGTCCAAACGCTTCCTCCAACTTGGGATTAGTATTGGAGAAGTAAAAGTTCTCGGCGCGATCCGAATACAGAGAAGCGCCCTTGTAGATGGTCCCAATCTGAACTAGGGGTGACAAAGCCACCCCAATGTCATCTACTGCACGAGTAGTCACCTCATTTTCAAATTCCAACTCCTGGAGGTTGTTTTTGACCACAAATGCTTCCGGCTTAGCATGGGCCAGAAATGTAGTAGCTTGTTGCGCCAACGCTTTACGACCTTCAAGAATCATATCTTGGGTCAAACGAAGTGCAAACCAAGTAGAGGAACCGGTGCCCGCTATATGGACACCTAATATGCAATTTGTGTTCTTCGAAAGAACTGGGGAACCACACATACCCTGTTCTGACTTCTCCATCTGCGAAATACACGTATAGGAAGGGTAATTTGAAAATCTTCCATGCTCCGCAGTCTTATAGGAGTTCCCAGTAAAGGGGATACGATCAGAAAGTCTTAGCTCAATACGTTTCACAGAGCCATCTGTTTGTTTTACGATCTCTAACCCTGCCCCTTGCATCGGTTGCTGTTCTGTCGCAAGATGTTTAATAAGGCAGGCTTGTCGTGGAAAATTGGCGAGGTTCACCATACACAAATCAACAGGGTTTCC